GACGATGGATGAAGCGTGTAAAATTGTAGGATACAACACAACACAACATGCCACGAGAAACATGACTATAGCATTACAGTTTGGTCGTAACACTGAGGAAGAGGAGTCTCGATTACAGGCTGGGCTTTTTCTTCTTAGAAGATGGAAGAAATACCAACAAGCCTGTTCTGACTACAGAGATAACAAATTTAGGAGAGCCGTATGAATATCGAAAACATAATAGTAAACAATATAAAAGAACTACGCACTGGAGCTTGGACTTTAGATGTAGTTGAAAACAACAAGACTATATGTGAAGCAAGCAACTCTGGGAGGGGAGGATGTAACGATTACTCTGCGAACAATCCCTCTCGGCTTGAAGAACTTAAAAAGTATTTTGATGGTCGGGTTGGGCAGGCCGAGGGTTTAGACTCCGTTCTTTCCTGCGCAGAAGAAGGTGACACACTAGATGTTGCTTTAGAAAAACTAGAAGATTTCTATGCAGAATTTTTTAAATAAAGGAGAATCACTATGAAGACTATGAAAGATTACAATGGAAATACTATAGAAGTTTATCAAGACAAAGATATAAAAGATATCAGTCATTATATTTCAGCGGCTGATCGTATGTGGCATAAAGAATGGGAGTTACAAGGGGAAAAAGATGAAGGGTCATGCTGTCTAGGTAAGGCCATTCAACTTTACTATATCCCTCCAAGAGCAAGAAACTACAAAAAGAAATCAATCATACAATCACCACCAACCCAGGGAAATATATCTGCATCTCAAAGTGTGCAACCTGCGCTTGACTTCCTAAAATCAATGGGTGTCGAGGCATTCTATTACGATGGCATAATGGATTAAAATATTAAACCAAACACAGGAGGACTACATGGATAAAGACTACGGAGATTTTAATTTAACTGCTGAAATAATTTTTAAAGAAATAAAAGACACACCTAACCTCGAAAGGTTGAAAAATTTCTGGACAATAAATCATAGAAATACAGAAGATGATGGAGATCATTACCCTAGCAAGGAACAAACCTTAAACCTAAGAGGTTTAAAGAAAGCGTGTCCAGAATTGTATGCGGATATGATTAGGGCATTCCAAATGAAAGCTAAAGAATTTCCTACAGAAAGCAAGAATGATCTGTACCGGGAGGTTTCTAACCTTAAAGACCAAATAAAAATATTAGAGAATAAAATTAACTCAATTTAAAATATTAATCACTCAAAGAAAGGGAAAGAAATATGCCTAACATTACAACCAACTCTGTACTATTTTCTGGTACTGAAGAAGAGATTCAATCTATTGAAAAGGTTTTCTTGGATGATGGTAAAGTAACATTCAATAAAATTATTCCACAACCTGAAGATCTTTTCTTAGGAAACTTAGGTGATAAAGAATATGAAAAATATGGAGAATACAATTGGTATGATTGGAACTGTGAAAATTGGGGAACTAAATGGGATGCTTTTGAATCTCATGCTGAAGTATCAGAAGACAAAACTGCTTTAGCAGTTGATTTTGAAACAGCCTGGGCAGCACCCATCCCAGTAGCAAAGAAACTCAAGGAACTATTTCCATCTGTAATAATTGATTGGACATATCATTGTGAGTTTGATGATCAACATCACGATTTATTTGAAGAAGATCTCGTATAAACCAACTAAAAGGAGAACGAAATGTCAGAAGCAAGCATACTTAGAAAAGAAATAAACAAACTTAAGAGATGCATAAGAGAAAAAAATAAAATCATATCAAACCTTCAATCTGAAAAAGAAAGTAATGATTACTACTGTTTGTTTCAACAAACATCTGAAGCCTTAAAACATTCTAAATTAAATTAAAGGAGAGAGACTATGGGTTACACAAATTATTGGACACAGCATAAAGATATTTCACGGCATGACTGGATGGAAATTCAGAAAGAAGTCGAGTACCTGATGGAATACATGGGTAAAGACTCCGCAGGTGCAGGGACACATAAAATCGAAGTAGTTCGAAACAATTCGGATCATATTTCTATAAATGGCATAGGTGACAATGCGCATGAGTATTTTTCAATCGAAAGACAAAAATTTAAGGATGGTTTTAATTGTTGTAAGACAAACAGAAAACCATATGACCTTGCAGTATGGCATATGCTTACGTACATGAGACACCTTCTTGGCAAAGACATTGAAATTAGCAGAGACAGATAGGAGAGTATTATGAAAGGACTACAACCACTGTCATACATACTTGTTAAAACTTTAATTGGTGATGATGGATATTATAAAGTAGACAGACAAGACGGGGGACCCCCTGTTGGTTCATATAAAAAAAGAAAAAGATTAAAAGGCTTAGATCTTTTGCTTGATTTAGAAATAGCAAATATAGTGATATACGATTCTAAAAAGAAATATTTAGGTTTTATTTCCTGGAACAGTTGGAATGAGGGTGATGAAAGAGTAAATAATTACAGCATCTGGTTCGATGAACACTGGGGGGAGTTCGGAGCAACAGCAAAGTCTCCCTTCAAATCAATTGATGAATTGTGTAGTGACTGGAATTACAGATGGGAAGAACTTTAACAAAGGAGAGGGTTATGAAACAAGTAAAAATAAAATGTTTTAATTGTGGAAAGATTGATACAGCAGAAAAGTTTAAATGTTTAACAACTCCTACAACTGACAGTGATGATAAACTAGAAGATGAACCACAAATGATAGATGTAGAATGGAAATGCATATGTGGATCGTTAGCATATAAAGTTTTAAGGGAGGAAGTATGACTTTATTATTAAGGTTAAGCGACAGAGATATGGCTAAAGCTGCACAGGCAGGAGCCTTTCGCTCACAGCTTGCAAGGGCTTCTGGAGTGGGCAACCAAAAAATAGATCTTAATCGTTCTGATAGCGATATAGATATTGACGGCATCAAATCAGAGATGGCAGTAGCCAAAGTATTTGAATTAGAATATGACCCGTTTCATTTTGGAGTAGACACAGGTGTTGATCTCTGGTCAGGAGACATATCCATTGATGTCAAATCAACGAGACATGATAATGGTCATCTTATTTTTAAAAATACTGATGCCTTCAAATCACATGTAGCAATATTATGTATCGTAAAAGGCATTACTGTTAGGGTCTGTGGAGGTATCGAGAGGGTATCGTTTAAAAAGAATCATAAAAGAATAAAATTTAATTCTAATTACCCCTCATGCCCGGCTGTCACACAAGAAGAACTTCAACCAGTAGAAGATATGTGGAGACTGATGATCAAATCTAAATTTGCTAGAGAAGGAACAGGTTTATATGATTATAAATCTTTTCCTTTTGTAGATAAGAAAGGATAAATAATGTGGATAATACCAAAGAATCTATCAGACATCTGTCCCTCTGTTCAGGATACGGAGGGATCGACCTTGGACTCAGAAGAGTTCTGCCAGAGTGCCGAACGATTGCTTATGTGGAGATCGAAACCTTCGCTATCCAAAACTTGGTTGACAAGATTGAAGCGGAACGATTGGATCCAGCACCTGTATACACGGACGTTAAGTCATTCCCATTCAAAGAGTTTCGTGGATGCGTGGACATCTTATCTGGGGGATTCCCCTGCCAACCTTTCTCAAATGCTGGAACAAAGCAATCAACAGAAGACCCTCGGCATCTCTTCCCCTATATCCTCGAAGGAATCAGAGAGTGCCGACCCTCAGTTGTCTTTCTTGAGAATGTCGAAGGAATTATCTCAAGCAAAACCAAAGACGGAGAACCCGTTCTCAAGTATGTCCTCAGAAGCCTGGAAGAAGTGGGTTACAGAGCAACGGCAGGAGTATTCTCAGCGTCTGAAATTGGCGCACCTCACCAGAGAAAACGAGTCTTTATCATGGCCGACCGCACGAACATCGGATGCGGAGGGAGGTCCAATCCAAACGGAACTATCGGATCAGGGCTTCAGATCGAAGAGACACAAGTCGGATCAATGGTTCGGAGCCAAACTTCGGGATGCAGTGGAGACTTACGAGAACTGGCCGACACCACGAGCAACCAAGATGGAGGGATCGACAAGCAAAGATTACGGGAACTGCCTATTGGAAACAGTCAAGGAAAACTGGCCGACCCCAACATCCAGGGATTGGAAAGGAAGTTACAAACCAGAGTCGATGATCAGAAAGGATGGGAAGAGTCGGATGGATGCACTACCTCAGATGGCAGAGTACGATCCGACAACATGGCCGACACCAGCGACAAGGGATTACAAGGGAGCCAACGGATTAGAGTCTACCCAGAAAAAGATACGGGAAGGGAAGAGAGCCAACATGGGTCAATTGCCCAATGCTATCATGATTGTTGGCCATCAAGACCCAACATCCCCCAATACGAATGGGAAGAACCCCGTGTCTTTGAAGCTAAATCCAAACTGGGTGGAGCAATTGATGGGTCTGCCAGTAGGGTGGACTCAAATCAAAACAGAACAGACAGATTAAGGTTGCTTGGTAATGGTGTTGTGCCGGGTGTAGCTGAGAAAGCCTTCAAGGTTTTATTTAAAAAATTAAATCATTAGGAGAAAAGATATGACAGACAAATCAGAAGAAGAACAAGAAGAAGAAGCAGAAATTTCTTTAAATTCAGCAGGACATTTATGTGAAGATTTAATAAATTTTATAGAGGAACAAACTATAAACATGCCACCAGAGCATCATGAAAAAGTAAAACTATTTGCTTGTTTGATGGGTTCTGCTCTTTATCATAAAGCTATTATTAAGGATTTAAACGATGACATAAAAGAAAAAAATCTTGATGAAGCTGTATATGAATTACTAAATCAATTTATAAACGACCCAGACATAGAACTATTTAACCACGTAAAACATTAGGAGAAAAGATATGAGTAATTTATTTTCTGTAAATCAAAGCGAAGAACTAGAGCAAGCAGTACGTGATGCTTTGGATCAAGTGGAAAAAAAGTTTGGTGTTACATTTAATTTTAAGAAGAAGAGGAGAGTTAAGAGTAAAACTTTTACATTAAATATAGAGGCTGTTAAATCTATTAATGAATGTAATGTGGATTACCTGTCTAAAGATTATGTAGATCACTGCGAAAACTTTAACTTGAAAAGATCTTGGCTCTGGAAAGATTTTATATTAGATGACAAATTCTACAAGATAATTGGGTTGATTAAAAACAATAAGGAGAATCCTTTAGTTGTTTTAACTGAAGACAACGAAAGAAATAAGATGCCACATATATATGCCATTGAATACTTCTTGGCAAACCCGGTTAAACCTCACCTTACTGTTATTTGTAACAATAATTAAGGAAAGATTATGACATATATGTCAATTATAAATTTATTTATTGCTGCTTTAATATGCCTTTCTCCAGCTATCATTCCTTTGATTGCACTAAGAAAAAAAATACATCTATATCCTACAGCGATGGCCGTTTGCTGGACCATGTTTATAATAATATTGTTCTTTACTTTCTTCCTGTGAAATATATCTCTAGCGTAAGACCATTGTTACTAAACACTAAAGGCTCCTTTTGTAGGAGCCTCATCTTCACCAAACTATAACGTCATAAGATAGTACAAACTCAGTACCATATTTTTATACATATGTCAATAATACGAGGGCATTTATAATTAGAGTTATAGATTTATTTTAATTCTATAACTCTTTATAGCAACAGAAGCGTCAATAAAATTACTGTTGTATATTTTCTTTGCTAACTCTAAAGGATCTATATCTAATTCAGACCAGAATATTTTCTCACCTATGTTGTGCTGTTGAGTATGATGCTCTCGGCACAAAGGAAGAACCCTATCATCAGGAGGCTTTATACCTGTGCCATTGAAACCTATTCTTATATGAGCAGCATCACACGGGGACTTAAAGCAAACAACACAAGGGAGCCTCCTGATTTGTTTTAACCAAGAGTTATCCCTTAGTGGTTTGTTTTTTAAGAGAATTTTTCTATTCCAATTACTTCATAGACTTCGTTAAGCAAAACATTCTTCTCCATACCTGGCCACAATCCTTTAGGGCTGATGATAAAGTCTATAGCTCTATCAAGAAATGCATTAAATCCTTCTTGATCACTCATCTTAAATGAAATGCTTTTTGGAAATTGTATTATCTCACCATCTCCCATCATAAAAGATTGGACATGACCGCTTCTTAACTTGATGTAGTTAGAAAGATCTTCGCTAGATTCAAACATACTTTGATTTTCAAGCACAAGATTTATTAAACCCCAGTACATTCTGTGTTGGGTGATACTTCTTTTGTTTCTTTTCTTTACACTAAGAATAGTATCAACCTCCATACCATTTATCAAAGACTGATCTTCAGCATCAAGAGGTTTTATAATCTTAACAGATACACCATTAACCTCTGACTCTATTACCTTACCAAAAATTTCTTTAGACATCGTTCCACCAAGCCTCCTTCATTGGGATTGATTTTTCCTTTGGAATATCTACAGCAGGAATAGCGAAATTAAAATCTCTATACACACCAGTAGACTTTTCATAACTCAACACACTCATTCCAATCTTACCAACCCATTTAAAACGACACTTCCATACATGGATCTCAGTACTACCTTCAGTATCAGGCACTCTATGTACAGATATTCCAAGGTCTGCCTTTGCAAACCATGCTGCACTACCACTTATATCATACCCTTTAGGCACAGGAAAGCTGCCACCCTCCCTCATCATCTTAGCAGGGTGTGCCACAAACCAAACATGAATTTGATTTGCTTTTGCAAACAATCGAACTTGTGTGAGCATATGTGATATGGCATCTGTTTCAGTAGACTCTCTTGATATCTGTATAAAATTATAAGGATCTATAACAAGACCCCTGCATCCGTACTTGAGTATGGCAGCTTTTGTTCGTTCTAATATTGATGTTATTGTAGATGGCTCTCCATCATTTTGATCAACAAAAAGAAAATGATCTTTAACCCAAGACCTGGCATCGCTCATTTCTTCTTTGCTCATCTTAGTTGTAGGTCCATCAAAGAAAGGTTTTCGAGATCTCTTCTCCATCAATTTCACAATGTGAGTAGGAGGATCATTTTCAAATGAACATATAGCAAACTTCCAATCAGATTTTTCTGCAAGATTTACCATTAACTGATCAACAAATTCTGATTTACCAGAACTTGGATGACCAGTAACAATACTTAACTGACCAGGTGCTATAGTAAACAGATCATCAATCTGTTCAAACCCAGTGGATTCACCACTTGCTGTACCATTAATGTACAGATCATCAATCTTATCTTCATAATGAAGAACGTCATACAAACCAATGATAGGCCAATCAATAGAATTTTTAATGATATCTTTTAGTTTCTTTCCTCCGTGTTGGATAAGGACATCATTGGCATCCTTACAATCATCAGGCCATTCAACCTTTGCACACTTCTCTCCTCCTACACGCCTTGCTATCTCTTGTGCTAAAGCCATTCCGGGTGAGTCATTATCTGACGCTATGATTATTCTTTTTGCTTTTGATAAAACATCTTTTGCTTTCCACAGATACTGAAACTTTCTATCTTCAGATGGATCTACTGTGTTGTTGGAAACCTTTTGAGGTGCGCCATTAGGTACAGATAATACATTCTTGTATCCAGCTTCATAAACACTAAGAGCATCTATCTCACCTTCAACAATACATATTTCTTCTGCATCCTTATCTATATTATCTATATTAAAAAATGTCTGCGCTCCACCAACACCCTCTTGTGTGATGGCCTTGTCAGATACACAGCGATACTTGACTGCATACATCTCACCATTATTCATGTAAGGGAAACCAACAGCAGCTTTTTCTGATCCAATACTTTGAAAGTATTTGTCTGCTTGAAACACACCAAAATGTTTAATAGTTTTATTGCTGATACCTCTGTCTTTTAAATATTCAAAAGAATTATTCTCAGAAACATTAACCTTGATAGGTTTTATAGGTTGTACATATTCTTTATTAGAATTTTCTTTATTAAATGATGCCCCATTCAACCCACAATGGTGGCAGTTAAAGACATACTTATCATTAAGCTTTGATACAGCCATAGTTTTCTCATGGCTTTTCTTTCTTTGATTAGAACAGACGGGACATTGCACACGCACATGAGCATTGTTACTTTTGTCTGCTAAAAAACGTACTGATTCCTTGACTTCATTTGTCACCTGTGCTGTATTCATCTTGTAGTATCCTTTCAAATGCTTCAATCTGAGGTGCGTTTGTTCCCAATGTTCGAGCGCACCTCTTTCCTATAGATATTATTGATCGAGGATTAGTTTTATCTAACCCCCAATAAAGATGTTGTTCCCTAACTTGTCTATCATTCTTGTATATGTACCCTTCCATAGCATCAAGAATCACTGATGCATCAAGATCAGGTCTGCGTGAAGAATAATATATCTGTATGTAAACAACGAGATCCCCTTCTAAAAGTTCCTTCAATTGAGGAACCTGGTTCTTAAACAAAGCTAAGTAATTCCTAGCCTTATCACTCTTAATAAACGCTGGTCTGTTACCAAACCTCACTAGCTTTCTTGAGTTAGCCTTAGATGCTGGCTCCCCTAGTATTGTGAACGTAACATTGTTTTCTGACATTGACAATAGTAACCCATATATGTTATGTATTATTAATAGGGAGATTCAAAATGAAATTAACAAACAACAATAATATAAATCCTGTCTTTGAAGAAGTCTACAACAAAGATAGTTATGACAGTGGTGATTGTGATATTAGTGTTACTCAACTGATAGATAGCCCACAAATAAGATTGTTAGGTCATAAACATAAGGATGATCTAACAAGAGATTTAAACTCTGTAATCCCAGCTATGCTAGGCACAATGATTCATGATCAATTGTCTATGGTTGATCTTCCATACCCCACCCTTAAAGAGAAAAGATTCTTTATGGAAACAGATGGATGGGTTGTGTCTGGATGCCCGGACATTATCTCATTGAGAAATGAAAGATATATCATAGGTGATTACAAGTTTACTGGTGAGTATGCTGTAAGGAATATTAAGTCTGACTGGGAGAAACAGTTAAATGTTTATGCTTACCTTACTAAACACGGCAAGACATCTGATGGTGAGAGATTTTTAGATATCACTAAAGATTCTTGGGGAGATGTGCCATTTAAAACTGTAACTAAACTGAACATCACAGCTATCATTAGGGATTGGAAGCAGCGTGAAGCAAACAGGAATAAAGAATACCCTCAGTCTTGGGTTGTAGATATTCCTATACGGCTTTGGCCTGAACCTGAACAAAGAGAATACATTAAAGAAAGAATATCTATTCATCAAGAAGCTCAACAAATGTTTGATGAGTTAAATATGACACCTCATTGCACTGAATCAGAAAGGTGGATGAGTGGTCATGTCTATGCAGTCATGAAGGCTGGAAAGAAACGTGCAGAAAAATTGTTTTCTGATCGTTATCAAGCGGAGCAATACTGCTCTAAAGTAAAGGGAGGTTATGTGGAAGATAGAGTACCTGAGTCCACTCGCTGTCAGAGCTACTGTAGTGTGAGTGATTATTGTGAACAATGGTTTAGGAGAAAACAATGAGTTTGAATCCAGATAATGAAGTACAAAATAGTATCCTTAATGTGTACAAGGATATTGCAAATTTAGAAGATAAAAATAAAGTTAATATAAAGGGAAAACTTTATACTACTGTAGCTACAAGGGTTGAGATCTTTAGAAGGCATATGGGAACCCTGGCCTCAATCACTACTAACATTGTATCTATTGATGATCACAAGGTTGTGGTGAAAGCTGAAATATCTGTCAATGACAAAGTGATATCATCGGATTACGCAGAAGAATACAGAGGAGATGGATATATAAACAAGACCTCTGCTCTTGAGAACTGTTGCACCAGTGCTATAGGAAGAGCGTTGGCTGCACTAGGTGTGATTGGTGGAGAGTATGCTACCTCTAATGAGGTTGATAATGCTATCAACAATAAAGCACCAGCTACAGTTAAGAAGGTAGTTAAGAATAAGGATTCTTCTACAGAAGACTTACTATCTGATGAAGATCAAAAGAAACTTGAGAAAGCTATCACTGATTTTACACCAGTGATTAGTGAGAAGAACAGAATCGTTAACAACGTACAAGAGCTTAACGAATACTTGATGGGGAAGAAAGGAAGTAGGGATGTTATTAAGAATCTAGACCCTCACACGTATGAGGTAATATCAGAAAAAATAACAGCAATTAGAGAACAGTTTAAATCAAAACAAGGATCTTAATATGGAAAAGAAATTTGACAACACAAATCGAGGTGTACTATTCGCTAATAAATTTAGTGATGGAGACAATCCTAACAGGCCAAATCTTAGTGGCACTTTAGAATTAGGAGTTGATGTCCTTCACGATCTTAGTGAGAAGTATAAAAACAAAGAGCCTCTAGTTATAGATGTTTCTGCTTGGAAAAAAGCAGCAAAGAATAGTGGTCAGAATTATCTGTCTTTATCTGTGAGAAAACATCAAGACAAACAATCTTTCCAAAAGAAAGAAGCCCCACAAGAATCATCTTTTGATGATGATATACCATTTTAGGAGAAAATAATGGCTGGTTTAAATAGAGTAGCAAAACTAAAACAAAAAACTAAGAACTTTTCAGTTCTTCTTAATCAAGAAGATTACGATATGCTTTATTCTATGGGTCAAGAAACAGGCCATTCAATAGGGCATATGATTAGAGAGTCAGCTACAGCTAGATCAAGGGGAGAGACATACGAAAAAGGTATTAAGAAAGTATTAGATCTTGTATCTTCATCCTCTCTCATAAAGGGAGATGATCTTCCTGATGGTCAGAAATATTCTGAATATGTGGCTGATCGTATAGCGAAACTAGTTTAGGCTTTACAAACCCCGGCCTTAAAGGGTCGGGGTTAATTCACGACACTACAACATATACCCTAGTATAGTTCCTGATATGAACCCTACTATAGTGAACCCAGCACAGACATACGGCATTTGATCTATAGCAACAGCCAAGTTGTTTCTTCTTTCATTCACCCATTTCTCTAGACGCTCGTCAATATCTGTCTTACTTAAAATCTTTTCTATCTTTTTCTTAACAGCCATTATATTTTTCCTTTTTATTTTTTAAAAAACTTTGCGGCACTTCTTACACCGAAGCTTGCAGCCACTATAACGCCAAGACTTGCAGTGTACCAGGTCGGAGCTTTATCTAAAGCTTCAAACCCTTTCATTACAATCTCAACACCCTTCTCTCCTGTAAATGAAAGTATTAATGGTATCGACCAGAGTCCTAGTATCCATTCATCTTTCCAAGAGTCTTTTGAGGCTTCAGCCATCGTTTGATCCCAGTCTATCTCGCCTGTTGCCATCTTTGTCTTACGTTTTTCGATAGCAACTTTCAATTCACCTGCTGCTTTTGTTTGTTCTACTTTATTTTGTAGGTAACTGGTTGCTATGCCACCGACTGCCGATACTATACTTCCAAAGATCATGTCCAAGACTCCTTCTTTCCACCATAGTAAGGTCTAGCGTGACCCTCTGAGATTAAAACCTCACACACATCACGCCCATCTTCTAAGATAGGTCTGCCTAGTATCCTGCCAAACTTTCCTTTTCCATCTTTATATGTATTCATAATAAATTTTTTGGGCAGGAGTTCTTTGGCTCTTGCTTTTGCAGCCAACCCCAGAGCTTTCTCTTCAAGGTTTCGAGTACGAGATTCGGGAGTATCAATACCATAAAAGCGAATATACTGATTGTTGAGATGTACACCGAAGCCGAGATCAATATCAACAACACTGGTATCAGCATCAACAACCCGTACAAGTTTGCAACGATAACTGTAAATGTTTTCATCCATACTAACTCCTATAATCCTACACTGCCAGACACTGAACGTACAAACTCTTGCACCCCTGCTACGACATGAAGTCTATTACCTGTAGCTGCTGTTGCTTTTAAGATCTCTGATGGTTGAAGCACTAAATCTCTTGTTAGTAATTCCACTGTGCCGTTAGCTCCTACTGCCGCTACTTTAAACAAACTAAACACATCGGACCCATTTGTTAATGTGAGGGTGAGAGTATCGGCATTACCAGAATCCTCAGACACTAAGATAGAGTTAACAATAACGAAAGAAACTGTAGCAGGTGCAGTGTACAATACAGTAAC